GTCCATGATGTCAGAGACAAAATTGAGCGGGTAAGACTGCCCGTCAATTTCAACATCTGCATGGCTGAACGAGTCATCATCATCGGGGCTTGCGCAGCATTCGACAGCAAAAACTTCATGGGTTTTGCGGTTGGCTTTGCATGGCAGATTGAACATTGCACCGGAATCAAAGCAGGACTCGATGCAGGCATTGACTACATCGCTTACGGGAGACTCTGCAGCTTCCTGATACTCCGGCATGTGCCAGATGTCGATGCTTGCCTTGTTGGTATCCTCAATGTTGCGGACCTTCAAGACACGGACACCCTTCTTCTCCATGTGAATGACGGCACGGCACAGGTCCACACGGATTTCGTGCGAATCCATAATGGTGCCACGGTCATCCTTAGGCAGGAAGATTTCGATAACTTTGTTGATGTCAGGGGTTTCGGCAACGAAGTAGACTTTGTCATCGTGAATTTTGAACATTACATTACGCTCCTTTTGGTTCATACAAAAAAGGCGGGCTCCCTAAAAACAGGAAGTCCGCCTTTTAAGCGAAATTATGAAAAATGTACGAGCACAGGTAGTGCCATAGTAGATGTTATCTATCGTACATCTACAATTTTAGTCAGTTCGCACACATTGGCAACTGGTTTTTGAGCAACAAAAAAGAGCCACTACCCCCAGCATGGGTAGCGGCTCAAATGGGTCAATGTTATTTATTGTTTAAAATTTTTTCGGCGTTGGCTTTAACAGTTGCACGGATGTCGTCAGATATCGGCAATAGATTTGTCGCAGCTTCAACGCTATAGTTTCCCTCCCGAACGAGTTTTACAACACTTTCGGAGAGGGCCTCAATGCGGCCTTTTTCGATTCCTTTTTGTTCGACGTAGTCGCTGTAATTACACATTTGGTTGATACCCTCCTTCACGTCAGCCGTCACTTGCAGACCGCATTCGCGGGCAAGGTCGAGCTTTTCTTCTACAGGCATTTCGTTATCGAATACCGAAGAAAAGAAACGTACCATGTTATTTGCTGATTGTTTGTCCTGCAAACATGCGAGGATGATGCAGAAGTTGTCATATTGTTCTTTGGGGAAGTGATGTTCTTTTGCTAAACAAATTTCGCTCATGTTGTATGCATTGCATACTCCGCGAACATCTTCGTCTGGCGCAATGCACAGCCAAATACTATATACTTTTTGTAGTTTATTGTAGTCAGAATTACGAAAAACTGTTTCTTTTTGTGCAGAAATCATTCTGCCACAATAAAAGCTGCCACGTTTTAATATGGCGTATCCAGGCTTGAATTCGTTCTGAGCTTCAATATCTACAATGACACGGCTTGGAGGCGATTTCCCATCCGGCATACCGATGTCGAACAGTACATCATAGTATATTGTTCCCTCGTTTGTGCTTTTTGATTCTACGTTCTTTTCATTCAGCTTATCCGGCAAATCATCAACAATGTGACAGCCAATTTCAACCGGCGAAGTGTTTTCTGCTTGAATTTCAGCCAACTCTTCTGGAGTCATTTGACTTTTTGCTTTCTTATAAATGATATACTCCTGAATTTCTTCAAGAGACATATCATGGAATTCCGGAATGCAGTTCTTTACAATGAAAGCTGCAACAGCAGTACAGCCAAGTAAAGCCTTGCATCCGGCATCCAAATAAGATTTTTCGTTGTTGATGGCATGTCCGACGGTATTAAGACCTTCCAATGTCTTCTACCTCCTTTATTATACCATGTTCGCAAGAAAAATGCACTACTATGTTGGAAAGAAAGTGCTTTGTACGCAAAAGAGTGGGCCTCCCATGACAGGAAGTCCACTCTTTTTGCGGATTGTTAATGTACGAAAGGCAAGATGCCTTTGTCAACTGCTGGTATCTATCGTACATCTACAATTTTAGTTAGTTCGCACACATTGGCAACTGGTTTTTGAACAGCAAAAAAAGTCGCTACCCTAGCATAGGTAGTGGCTCAAATGGCTTGATGCTAATCGCAGCGTGAATCCTCCCATGCCTAAAGTAGCTGGCTTCCAGCTCTTTTTATGAGGAGTGCTGTTTTATGGTTCAACTTACGAAACCATCCCAATAGCCGTTCCAATAGGCTTCGTCTTTTTCAGCATTTATTCTACTTGCTTCGTTTAGCTTTTGAACGTCTTCCTTGGTGAGAGCATCCGGATTGCCCTTTAAAAAGTGAATTGCGCCATAAAACCATCTAAATCCGTAAGCTAACATCAAAAAATGAACAATAAGATTATAGTTCTTGTGAATCACCCCGCCTAAAGTACGTCGCTCCGCCCCGTCCATATAGACGGGGCTTCCGAGCGAAACGAAGCTAAAGGGTAAGGGCTCAAAGCTATTCACAAGCTCTATCCCAGAGGGATTACATTTTACCTTTCGCTTTCAAGCGTTTGGTTTTCGACTTACTGATGGCTTTTGGTTCGGCAAGCTGTTTCTTACGATTGCTTTTTGCGTTCTCTAAATCCGGGTGTCGGATAACAATTACATTATCGAAATCTGGTTGATGAGATGCAAAAGCATCCGGAAACTCCTTCCGCAGGATATTGGCACTTCCGTTCAAGTCGGCATTGATGACAGTTTCATCGGCAGCTTTATACAAACCGCGCTTAATACGCTTACCGCTGAATTTGTGGTTCTCGTCCTCTTTGCCGTAAGTAGGAATGACATCATTGTCCAAGAAAGAGGCTTTTGATGTATAGGATTCCTCACGGTTGATAACGCGAATGCCACATCGTTCGGCGCGATAGGTGATGTTCAGAATCACCTTATACAACGGAATCTGGACAAAAGTCTGATTGTTCTTTTTGCCCATATTCGCGTTTTGCTTCCAATGCGTATTGTGACCGATAACAATGGTGCCAACATTGTTATCACAGCACCAAGCAATAATACTGCTTCCGATTTTGTTGATTGTGTCCTCAATGCGATTATTGCGCCAAACGCATAAGTTGTGCGCTTCTTTCGTCATTACAAACTTCTTATCGGTGCCTTTTGTTTGTTCAGACTGAATTGATGCCATTTTCTTATTGTATAGCTGGTTGATGGATTTCAAAACACCGCCCTTGAACAAGAGGCAAGGTAAGCCTAAATTGTTCGTGACAGCTGCAGTGTTATCTACACCAAGGTCGATGCCAACCATACGGTGCGGAGGTCTTGTTACAGGGATTTCTTTTTCATCGTCAAAAACGAGTGACACGATATAGTTGCCGTGATTCGGCTTTACAGTGATTTGCTTTAAACGACCACGAAGCGGCATATCGGCAATGTACAATCGCTTTTTGATTTCAGGAAACTTTACTTCGTGAAAACCGGGCTTGCCTTTTATTTCGTAAATCACGCAATCCTGATTCGTAAACACAATGGTGTGTCTGCCGCCTTTTTCGCCATACCTTGGCAATTTTACCTTTCCGGTAAAAGAAGCAGGGTCTTTTTTTTGCTTGCGAATACCGGCGTAAAGGCCTTTCATGTTTTTGGCAACTTCTTTTAGGACTTGTTGTGCAGTCTGTTTTGGTAAACCTTCAACAATGTAATCCGGATTCCGTGTCACCTTGAACAAGGCATCCATAAAATGATAACCCAAAAACTGTTTGCCTTTAACGGGCATTTTGAATTTGTCCCCCATTGCCGGGAGAGCGTATGCAATTTCGTTGTATACCTCCAATTCGTTTGCCGTCAATTTGTCGAAAGGCTTTTCTACCATAGTGAGGACTTGGCGCGTACGGTACAAAGCGGCATTTCGCAAATTGTTGCAAAGTGCAGCAATGGTATCGAAATAAGGATAAAATTCAGAACCCGGTTTCACACAAATTTGAGTAGCACTGTGCATTTATTTCACCTCCTTCCAACGAAAATAGGGGAAAACTTTCGTCCCTACAATCAATTATCGACAAGTCGCACGTTTTAGCAAGTGTAATACTTCAAAGGCATTTCTTAGAAATGGCATTCACCCCCGCCTAAGCCTTGAGGCTATAGACGGGGTACTCTGCCTTCAAATTTCATAGATATGACCGGCTGAATCTTTACCTTTTTGCTTCTCATTTTATGCAATCCTCCCCTTTGTCTAAATTTTACCATTATTGCTGATGAAACGCAAGAAAAAATGCCGCTTGCTCGAAAGCAGGCGGCAATTGGATTGGATAATTATTGGATGGGATTGGTTACGGCTTATGGTTCGGATTTTCATTCGAAGATGTTAGCCAGCGACATTTTCATGATATTTGCATAGTGCAAATATCTACCCATGCTCCACAAAGAAAGCTTTCCG